TTGATGATGATAACATTCTGTGATAACAGCACTGATTGACGCTGATTCGTTAATCTACGCAGTAGGCTTCTCTAGCAACGATGTAGAGGAGCCTATTGCTATTGCACGACTTGAGCAGACGATGGTTGAGTTGTGTATGGATTTAGAATGTGAAGATTACCAAGGTTTCCTAACCGGCAAAGGTAACTTTCGAGATACTTTAGCGGTAACTGCGCCCTACAAAGGACAACGCACTACAGAGAAACCTGTGCATTTTCAAGCACTTAGAGACCATTTAGTGAACTCTTGGGGTTTCACAGTCGTCAAAGGAATCGAAGCCGACGATGCGGTTGGCATCGCTGCTTATGCGGTATCAGAAGATGAATCTATCATGGTTCATATTGACAAAGACTTGAATCAGTTTAGAGGTTGGCATTATAACTATCGCAAGCAACAAAAGTATTATGTCTCAGAGTTTGACGGCTTAGTGGCTTTTTATACACAGATATTAACTGGCGACAGAATTGACAATATCCTTGGATTAAAAGGCATTGGACCTGTGAAGGCAAAGAAGATACTAGCAGACTGTACCAATGAAACAGAACTCTACAAGGCTGTCTTAAAAGCGTATGACGGTGATGAAAAGCGTGTATTAGAAAATGGACAACTATTGTGGTTGCAACGAAAGGAAAATGAACTGTGGCAGTTACCCCAGATATAATTCAACTCTCATGGATTGATGCTGTTGCTGACTCCGGATGGGAAGAGAAAGCTAAAGCCGAGATTCACCAGTGTATTACTGTTGGTTTTCTTGTCCATGAAACCGATGAAGCTATCTGTATTGCATCCACATGGTCTGATACAGAAACAAACGCTCGGATGCATATTCCGAAAGCATGGATTAAAGATAGAAAGGTATTAAATGAAGCCACAGTCAGCGAAAGCAAAGGGACGAAACCTACAAAAGTGGGTAGTAAAAGAGTTGTTAAAAAGGTATCCGCAACTAAGCGAACTCGACTTACGCAGTTGTCCGATGGGCAGTCACGGTGAAGACATTGTGATGTCTCAGTTTGCTAAAGATGAAATTCCAGCTTCTATTGAATGTAAATCACTAGCAAAAGTTGCAGTATACAAGTATTATGAACAAGCACAGTCTCACGGTGATTATGAACCGATTGTTATTGTGAAGCAGAATGGCAGTAAACCTTTAGCAGTAATTGACGCAGAAGTTTTATTTAATTTAATGGCAAGATAGAAAGGAAATACAATGAGTAATACTTATCGATTTAGTTACGAGTCTGAGTACGATGACGAAGGCACACAATATGGTTATCCGAAAGAGAAATCTATGGAGATGACGGTGTCTCACTCTTCAGACACAGAATGGACTGCAATAATGCTTGACTTTGCAGACTTCCTAAGTGGCATTTATGGCTATGATGTAAAAAACAAACTTCGGTTTATTAGCAATCATGGATATATGTTATCACGAGCAGCAGAGTATAGTATTGAAAATCCTGATACTCAGCAAGAACTCGACCTTGAGAAGTCTGATGAAGACAAGGAATGGTCTTGAAAATACTTCTCTTAGACATTGAGTCAAGTCCAAACACTGCTCATGTCTGGGGACTGTGGCAACAGAATGTCAGTATCAACCAGTTGATGGAGTCTTCTTATGTCCTATGCTACGCAGCAAAGTGGCTAGGACAGAAGGAGATACTGTTTGATTCTGTACACCAGTCCCGACCTAAGACGATGCTGAAAGGAATTCATGGTCTTCTCAATGATGCAGATGCTGTGGTTCATTATAATGGTACTAAGTTTGATATTCCTACACTTAACAAGGAATTCTTACTACATCGTTTTAATCCACCATCGCCTTATAAACAAATTGACCTACTGCGTGTTGTTCGTAGCAATTTTAGGTTTCCTAGTAACAAGCTGGACTATGTAGCACAACGCTTAGGATTAGGAAAGAAACACGAACACGAAGGACATGAGTTGTGGGTTAAATGCATGAACGGAGATAAAGATGCTTGGAAGCGTATGGAGAAGTATAATATACAAGATGTCGTTTTACTTGAGTCGTTGTATAGCACTCTTCTTCCTTGGGTTAAGCATCATCCTAATCACAATCTCTTCTTGGATGGACACCATTGCCCTAATTGTGCTTCGACGAATCTGCAAAGACGAGGCACTGCTATATCTACTACAGGAGCGTATCAACGCTATCAATGTAGAGATTGCGGAACATGGTCGCAAGGAACGAAATCACTTAAAAAATCAGTAGAGGTAAAACAATATGCCTGATAACCCAATTGCAATGCCAGCACACTATGGTTACGAAATATTAACATCCTATGAAGCAGGTATGGAAGACCCCGGCGATGTTCTTTCAAGACAGGTCGGTGGTACTCACTACAAACGAGCGCACCAGCCTTGGGAAATCATTGAAGAATGGGGTCTTGACTACTGGGCTGGAAATGTGGTAAAATACATCCTTCGCTATAAATTCAAGAATGGAGTTGAAGACCTAGAGAAAGCTAAACACTACTTAGAGTACCTTATTCAGAAAGAGAAAGATGCCATTACTGCTTCACGAGATTAAAGAGCGTCTTAAAGAATTGGACGAAATCACACTGCTAGAGTTGTTAGAGATTAGTAGTGAAGAAATCGTCCAAATGTTTTCTGACAAGATTGAAGAACACGCCGATAAACTAGAACAGGAAGTTAAATAACAATGACACAATACACAATGAGTCCCTATAACACTTTTATTGCTAAGAGCCGTTACAGTCGCTATTTAGATAATAAAGGTCGTAGAGAACACTGGAATGAAACAGTAGCAAGATACTTTGATTTCATGACAGAGCATTTACAAAAGAAACAAAACTATACACTATCACCTGAGTTACGAAAAGAGTTAGAAACTGCTGTTGTTAATCTTGAAGTTGTACCATCAATGAGAGCAGTAATGACAGCAGGACAAGCACTAGAACGGCAGAATGTTGCCGCCTTTAACTGTTCATATTTACCAATCGACGACCCCAAAGCCTTTGACGAAGCAATGTACATTCTTCTCTGTGGCACTGGTGTCGGTTTCTCTGTGGAGCAACAATATGTTTCTAAATTACCTGAAGTCCCTGATGAGTTGTACGCTAGTCAAACTACTGTTGTTGTGTCGGATTCTAAAGAAGGATGGGCTAAATCACTTAGACAGCTCATTGCTTTATTATATTCTGGTGAAGTGCCAAGGTATGACATATCCAAAGTTAGACCTGCAGGGGCTAGACTCAGAGTATTCGGAGGTCGTGCTTCTGGACCCGGACCTTTGGAAGAACTTTTTAAGTTCACTATTGCCAAGTTTAGAGGAGCAACTGGTCGTCGTTTGTCATCCATTGAGTGTCACGATATTCTCTGTAAAATCGGGGAAGTTGTTGTTGTGGGTGGAGTCAGACGCAGTGCAATGATTAGTCTGTCTGATTTGTCAGACGATAAGATGGCACACGCTAAAGCAGGAGCATGGTGGGAAGGACATGGACACCGAGCCTTGGCTAATAACTCTGCTACCTATACTGAAACCCCCGGTATCGGGCAGTTTATGCGTGAATGGACAAGCATCTATGAATCACACTCTGGTGAGCGAGGAATATTTAATCGTGAAGCATCTCAGAAACAGGCAGCAAAGAATGGTCGCAGAGACGAAACCTATGCTTTTGGCACTAATCCCTGTAGCGAAATCATTCTTCGTCCTTACCAGTTTTGTAATCTTTCCAGTTGTATTGTTCGTAGCTACGATACTGTATCTACCTTGGAGAATAAGATTCGCTTGGCAACGATTCTTGGTACATTCCAAGCATCGCTAACAGAGTTTCCTTACTTGCGTAAGATTTGGGAAAAGAACACTAAGGAAGAGGCGCTCTTAGGTGTCTCGATGACGGGCATCTGCGATAATCCACTATTGAATAACCCTGATGATGAAGACTTACCTGCACGATTGGAGAGACTACGAGATGTGGCTATCACTACTAACATTGAATTTGCTGCAGCTATTGGTATTAATCAGTCTGTGGCGGTTACTGCTGTCAAACCAGAAGGAACAGTTTCTCAGCTTTGCAGTACTGCTTCTGGGATTCATCCTCAACATAGCAAGTATTACATACGGCGTGTTAGGGCTGATAACAAAGACCCATTAACACAGTTTATGCTCTCCTCTGGCTTTGTTGGTGAGCCTTGCTATCTTAAACCAGACTCTACTACTGTCTTTAGCTTTCCAGTTAAGGTAGATGATGGTGGTCTATTGCGTGAGGATTTGACAGCGATTCAACACTTACGCCTGTGGTTACTGTTCCAGCGACACTACTGTGAGCATAAGCCATCTGTCACCATCTCAGTGCGTGAAGACGAATGGATGGATGTCGGTGCGTGGGTGTTCAAGCACTTTGATGAGGTAACTGGGGTGTCTTTCCTACCGATGGATGGTGGCACTTATAAGCAAGCGCCTTATGAAGAGTGTGATGAAGAGACTTACAACAAGTTAAAAGCCTTAGTTCCTAGTGCGGTAGACTGGGAGAACTTCAAGGAGTATGACGATAATGTTGAAGGCGCTCAGACTTTGAGCTGTACTGCAAACGGATGTGAAATCTAATTCCTAAGTCGTGTCTTTATAGCCCCGCTTCGGCGGGGTTCTTTTTTGTTTCTGATAATGTACAAATTGTCGGTAAATGTTAATAAATACCGACATTGTGTTACACGAAATTCCTAGTACCAGCCTTATCAATAATTAAGGCTTGTTTCTTAGGTGTGTCAGAAGCACTATTAGGAACGCTTATATGCGTCCAAGAGCCGAATTCTTCGATGATTTGATGGTAGGGTATATCCGCAGCAATACACGCCTCTACGACCTGTTTAGGGGTCATTCCGGGGACTCTTATATCAGCAGCACAACCTAGCCTATGCTGGCTAGTGTCCTTGCTACCGACAGAGTCATTCACGGGTTTAGACCTAAAGCCTGAGTTAATCATAATAGGCTTACCTAGGAGACTTCTAACCTGCTCAAGCAAGGCTGCTAGTCTAGTTAAGTTAGCAATCTCACTAGCGTTAGGGGTATTATCTAGGTTCTTACGCTCTGCTACTTCAGAGTGAGTTAACTCTTCTAAGGTAAAGTTATTGCTTAGGTTCATTCTTAGCTTTCTTCATCTCCATTATCTTCTCCAGCGAGCGACCACCGAAATAGAAAGACATAATCAACATTCCCCATTGACCTAGTAGTTCAACATAGTTGTTGTTTACTTCTATATCCCATGCTGACATCGTAGCAAAGGCAGAATAGACTAAAAGAATGAATACTAGCGTCATCGGTCTTATGTTCTTAGACAACCAGCTATCACTAGCCATGTCTGCTTCTTGACGCTTGGTAAGCTCTTGAGCCTCAATATTGTCAGCGTTTAACTCCGCTAACTTACCTTCTTGTTGCATCTGTAGCAACTCTTTCTGAGCCTTAGCCTTAGCTTCCGGGTCAGGAATGAATTTATCTAGGACTTTCATCCCAACATCAAATAGTGCCATTAATGGTAACATTATTTCTTAATCCCCCAAGTTAAATACCAAGCAATCCACGCAGCCACAAGATAGCAGATAACCATGACTCTTTTAACCTTCTTAACTTCTTCGCTAAAAAACTTCGTATCATTATCTTTCTCTTTCAATTGTCGTTGTTTTATTTGTTGAATCTCCGTCCACGCAGCTTTACCGTGTTGACGAATAATGTCTCGTTGTAGTTGTTCTTCAGTTTGTTTTGCTCGTAGTAAGCGTTCCCACTCGTTGACAGCAGATACAATAGTACTGTCTGCATGGACATACTGTTCTCTACGGCGTTCGTTAAGACGCTGTTGAGCAACATCTACAGCATCTTTTTGTACATCGGTAATGCTTTTGGTAATGGACTTACTAGCCTGACGGCTGGCATCCATACTACCTGTTACAGACTTTGCTCCTTCGAGAAACCCAAATTGGTCTGACATAGTTCATGTTCTTATTGTTGTTCTTCTAACAATCGTTGAAGTTCATCAACAGATAACGACTCAATTGAAACTGCGCCAGTTTGTGGCTGGGCGTTTACAGCTTCTGTTGGAGCCTGTTCAACGGACAACATTGGACCACCTCGAAGAGCTACAATTCCAGCAGTTTTACCAATTATCTTTGTTGCATCTTTAATAAAACCTAAAGTTGTTTTACCTTTAGCTAGTTTTAACAACGCATCTTTTGAATCAGTATTAAACAACACTGCAGAAAAATCAGCAGAATTAGTAATCTTATCTCGTATTACATCTGTTAATTCTTTACTGGCGTTTGCTAACTGCGTATTTCCACCACCTGCTTTAGTTAAGGCATAAGCAGTGCTTCCAGCCATTCCTGCAGCAGCTCCACCAGTTTCGCTCTGGACTGCACGACGCATATAGTTTAATACTAATCTTGCGTCATTTAATTCTTGTTTAGTTTTAAATAAGAAGTTAAAATCATTTTCTTTCTTACTAAGTTCTTTTAAAGCAACATCAATATTAAACTCAGGCGCAGTTGCTGCGGCTCCAGTTGCTTTTGCTTTATTTAGAATATCATCAAAAGTAGACCTTCTAATAGTATCTAAAATAACAGACGCATCGGGATTATTTTGTAAGACATCAAGTAAAATGGCTCGTTGTGATTCAGGTGCAGTTTTTAACTTAGTGATAACTTGTTCTGGAACCAAATCCGTTGCTCTTTCAACATCAAAAGATTTAACTAATGGACGATTAGCAAATTCTTCAATTCTTCTAATATTACCTGCAAAATTATCACGAGCTTGAACTAATTTATCTGCTCCGGGAACACCGCTTTGAATTGCATCGTCTAGTGCTTGTTTATACCCACGCAATACATCAAGGGAGATTGCTTTAGCTTGTCCGGGAGCAACTCCTTCAAATATATTACCTTTTCCAAAATCTGCCTTTCCGCTATAAGCGGCTTCACCCCAAGCAGAGAGATTCTTTTGAAGTCTATCAATACTGATTTTCTGTGCTTGAGCAGGTGTTCCGGGAACAACCTTAACATCCACAGGCTGTCCTGTTGGACCAATAATGGCACTAGGAGTTACTGAAGCTGGTACTTCTGGAATAGTAAACTCATCCGCAATTCGACCCAATGCACTGCGTAAGCCCTCAAAACCGGGTGCTTCTGGCGGAATACCTTGTAACCTAGTTTGTACAACATCAAGTACAGGTTGTGTATTAATTTCTCCACCAGCTCTCTTGGCTGCATTGAAATCTTTATTTGCATCAGAGCGCAATCTTGTAGACAACGCTTTTCCATAGTTTTGAAAAGATGTCAATACCGATTGAGTTAAGTCTTCAGGATTTAATGTCTTTTGAGTAGACCTAGTAAACAAATCATCTAAATAAGTTTGTACAGATTCTGCTTGTTGGCGAAAGAATCCCGGAGCTTCTGTAGCCTTTGGAGAAGCGGCAACACGAGCTTCAGTTGCAAGTTGTTGACGATTTAATGTTAACTGTCCCGGTGTCATCGGACCAACATTTAATAAAGATTGTGTTTCTGAGACAGGCGGGAACGCTCCTTGTGGACGCATTGCCGCACCTTGAATGCTGGTAAAACCGCCTTTAGCGGCATAGGGTGTTATTTGCAGTGCAGCTTGTCCAAAAGGAGATTCTGTAATTAACGGAGCTGTGCCGCCTAATGCACCAGCAACAGCAAATTCTTTAGCAGGAGCTGCTATACGACCACCTCCAAATAAACCGGGAACACCAACGGCTGTTAGAGCAGCAGCAGGAGCGCCAGCAGCGGCAATATTATAAGGTGTTGTATACGGAGCTGATTGTAAATTTATACCAGTTAAATTTTTAATACCTTTTAAAATGCTACTTGGCTCAAAAGCGGCTGGGTCTTTATCAGCATTTAAATAGTTGTATAGGCTTTCATAGCCACCAACTAAATCAATAATTCCTTTAGCTGAACCCTTTGCAACAGACTCAAGAGTATTTTTTGCAATATCAGTAAACGAAGTAGGAGAAGTATCTAGTACTGACTTTTCAGCATAGCCAATATATTCGTTATTTGCTAACTTGCGTTTAAGCTCATCAATAGATAAATCAGAAATATTAGCCATTATTTCTTACCTTCTTGTAGTTTTTTTTCTAATGCAGCTTCTAGTTCTTGACGAGTAAATTGTGGCTTAGTTGAAGGTGCTTTTGGTAACGGTGTTGTATACTTGTAGCCTTTTAAACTATTGTTTTCTCTTGCATAAGTTTCCAGTCTATCAGCTTCGTTAACAACATTGGTAAATTTTGTTTGCATAAAAGCAAGTAACTGACGACGAGCAGTAGCGCTGTTCTCAAGCTGCGGAACAATTTTTTCAATAAACTTACGGTCTTCGTTAGAAAAGCCAGCTCCTAAACGACCTCCTAAAGTTTGTAATACTAAATCGCTTGCTGTTTTGGCATATTGCTCTGACCTTGCTAATTTATCTATATCGGTTGCTCCGGTCAATCCTAAAGTATTAAGAAAATTTACAGCACCAACCCTCGTTGTTGCAAAAGCCCCGCCTATTAAATCTTTTTCATTTAGGCTAGACAACTGATTTAAATTAGTTAAACCAGCAATCGCATTATCACGAGCATCCGCAGCGTCGTTTACTCTTTTTGCATCTAAGCCAGCTAACTTTTTAACAAACTCTGTTTCGCCTTTAGCGTCAACACTAATGTTTTGTTTATTTGTAAACCGATTATAAGGGTCGCCTACTCTGCGAATAATGTTGCCCTCTTTATCAACCACAGCTTTTTGTAACAAGTCAGGATTATTAGGAACGCCAATTTCTTTAATCTCACGACCTTGAATACCTATTTCACCTTGTAGTTTTTCAGCTTCTAATGCTCGTCTGTTCTGTCCTTGTGCCACCATAATTGCTTGTCTTGCACCAGCGGCATCGCCTTGTTGATTCAAGAATTGTGCCATTTGAATCAAACCTTGAGGAGTTCTAGTATCAAACTGTTTAGCAGCTTGGTCACGCAAAGACACTAACTGCATTGTTGGGCTTTGTGCGCCAGCTAAACCACGCAGTTCTTGACCTGCAGCAGTGCCAAACATTCCTGATAAACCAGCAAGACCACCAAAAGGATTCTGTGTGCCAGCAGCACCGCTAAACCGCTTATAAGCAGCTTCTTGCTGTCCTAGCTTTTCTGCTTCAGCAATGGCTAAGGTATTAGGAAACAAACCACCAACAATACTTAACTCTTCTTTATCGAACATATCTGCCATGATTATTCCTTATGCTAACCAATTATTAAGTACA